CGGGCCTATACCATAGCCACTAGCGGGGACTTGAACGAAAAGGGCCACCTCTCCGTAAGTAGATGGCCGGCCTGTGTCTTTATATCCTAGTGTGCGCCCGTGTCTTATAATATTAGAATATTGGTAAGCAGTGTCTAAAAATGCCTCATTAACATTATAATCTAAATAAAAGGAAAGTTGATCTCCCACATAAGCAACTGCGTCCAGCATCAATGATCCAAAAGATGCTTCGCTGAAATCTTGGAAAGAATCGGGGTATAGTCTTTCTGCGATTTGTAGCAGATCTTGCCTAATAGATTTAAACTCACGATGAGTATAATTTATAGGTATTATGTTTTTTTGGTCATCTGGCATTAAAAATCCCCCTTTTTTAAATAGTAAATTCTAGTAAATCTTTTACGCCAATCTGAGGAACATTATATACTATGGCGAAGCCTAGGGTGTTTGCGTCGGGATCCATTGTGTGAAAATCGATTTTCTCAATTTGCACCGATGGCATATAGGTGGATACCTGCTTTCTAATAATGCCCTCAAGCTGCGGTCCAACCCCGGCATTAAAACTTTCGAATAAGAAAGTTTTAATACCAGCACCAAACAACGGATCCATCACGCGTTCGCCAGGATCGGTCAACAATATCATTTTTAAATTTTGTCGAATGAGCGAATTAAACTCTTTTATCATTCTAAAGCCATCAGTGGCATCAAACTCTAAGGGGAGCGCTACACTAAATGAGGCCATAATTGTTTCTCCTATCTAATAATTATGCTACTAATCTTTTTTCGTGCACAATTCCTCTTCCGCATTAAACGGATTGGGACGTAATCTACCGCGTCGCCACCAAGGAAGCATTGACCGGCCAGGGACGGGCCGAAAAGACTCTCGAAGACCAGCTAACCAAATTGTACCAGCACTTGGTCCATCATCATCGCCGGGAGTAAACTTACGACTTCGATAAAAACTACGAAAAAGCTTTTTCAAGCGCGTTTTAAAGTTTCTTAATAATACCATGTCCCACTTATCAAATTCTAACACAAACCATTGATCTATATCCCGATCCTTTTTACTAGCCCACCCATCGGTGTCTGTATAATTAAAACTAATGTCCGTTACATATGGGCCGTCCTTTCCATAGCTTACTGATACGGCGCGCCCTGGTTTGGTGCCGATTCCTGCAAATTTGCCGGGGGGCGTGACCCCAAAAGTATCTCCCGTCTCGGCGCAAATTTGTCCAATAGACTGCAAAAGCCCATAGGAGTTATAAATGGCAATGAGTGAAACCATCTTTGGTAGTGGAAGAATATAACGTGTCAATAGTTTGAATCGCGCATCTTCCCTTAGTTTCAAAATTAAACAATATAAAAGGTTACTATCTGCTTCAAAGGGCTGCGCATTAGCACACTCTACGTCCAAAGAATCCACTTCAACGGACGTAATCGGCACCTGCTGGCTGCCGATCACAGCACTCACTTGAAGCCCATAACGAACCCCCATGCTTCCTTTTATTCCCACCACTTCTCCATCGTCGTTATAGATGTTTTCCATCGAACCGGGATAATGTTGAGAAATATTATCTGTGGGCGGCAGATCTTTAATTACAGCCAGCGCGTCGGCTGGAGCTTCTTTGCCGCCATTAATACTGATATACTTTTCAATAATCAAGAAATCGTCAGAACCTGGACTTGCTTCTCCCAAACTAGCCACGTCTCCGATGGGTACAGTGAGCTTGTTTGCTAGTGGCCGCAATAGCCGCGGCTCGTCATCTGCTATCCAAAATTCGCCGGCGGCATATAGCGCGCTGCCATCCATGGGATCGCGGAACACATGATAATATCCCTCATATTCTTCACCTGTTTCCGCATCAGAAAAAGACTTGCCAGAGGTATATAATTCGCTGTCCCCGGGCTCACCTAAGCCAACAACTTCCGGCTTGATGTCCCAATCTAAAATCAATTCACTTCCAGCGGCGAAATATTGCAATAAATAATAATCTAAATCAAATATAGTTGGTTTTATGTCTAATACTTTGAGATTATCTACGAATTTTTTGCCCATATAGTTGATTTGTTCGACAACTAACTCAGCCAATACAATTTTGGCGGACTCTTCGATTTTTTGTACGGCTTCAAGGTTTTTACTTTCACGATATCCCTTTAGAGTTTCGAGCATCCCTGCGTCTCGGGGGTTTGTCGACTTAGCATCCGAAAGCTCTTCGTGATATGGGTATTTATATTCAGATTGCATGTTATCTATTTCGATCAAAGCCCCTAAAACACTCTGCGGGGGCTGGATCTCATCTAAACTAATTCTATAATTATATATTTGAACGGCAGTTTCTAGAAATGCATACCAAAATTCGTGATCGCTGAAAGGGCTGAAAAAGTCCCAAGGAGCTGTTGAAGGATCTTTGAACCCCTTTTCCATTAGCTCTACCACATAGGCAGCAAATAATTTACTATATGTATATGGACAACTAGGGTTAAAGGTGCTAAATGTTGCGAGACCTTTGAGCATTTCCACACTAACGAAAGCTCGAATGGCAGAACTTATAAGACCTTCTAATTCTGCTTTTGCTGAGCGCTCTAAAATTCTATTAAATGGGACTTCTAAAACGCAATCTGGATCGGATTTAAGGCGCTGATCGTGAGGGATTTGCGGATATCGCTCATTAATTTTGTCTTGGATATCGCCGAAATCAATCAAATCAGTTCGTTGTGGTTTACATGGGCTTATATCGGGAAACAGTACATCCACCATTCCAAGCCACCCCTTATTCACAACCGGTCGAATATAAAGAGGAGGATTCATATATGTACCGCCAAATTTATTGGGATCTAAATAAATGACGCGAGCATCCTTCCCATTTAGATACTGATCTCGGCTTTTACCCAAAATCATATCATCATTACTTAACGGCTCGCCCTCGTCATTTACCGCTTCATGGTAAGCCACCCCATTGTCCGTTACATATTCGATATCACTCAGTGTGAGGGGATCAAATTGCGCACCGTAATTAAAGGCTATATCATTATTGGCCACGAGATCCATGAATCGCTTAGTAAGTGTTTGGATGGCGTCGTCGCGAGCGTCGCCGGCAGCGCCGGATGTGACGGTATCAACGGGGATACCGATTGCCTGAGAGCCACTATTTATCATTTCTTTCAGCAGGATTGTTTCGGGAGGGGTGCCTACGAGATTTGTAAAACATTGATAGAAATTGGGATAATCGGCAGCAATTTCTTCAAAATTTTCAAAGGCATCGTCAATAGCTACAAACTCTAATGCTCTATCTTTAATAATGCTGTTTTTTTGATCTTTCTCAAATTCTTTTTTCTCTTTTCTGTCCATATGTTGAGTTGGAGAAAAGTCTGTATCAACTCCCATGTTAAAAAATTCAGTAATTTTGACGCGAGCGTTATCGGCATAAGAATACGTTCCTACTGGGCTGCTACCCATATTATGTGGCATACTTTCTGGTTGTACCAAATCAGAAAGATAGATCTGAGCATCATACCCCCACGCATATGTTCCACCGAAATTCGCCGAGAGACCTTTGGCATTGTCTCTGAAGCTTAAATTAAGGTCAGGAGAGGCCTTCCGGGGCATTCTCTTAAAAAGGACGGATTCGGCGCCCATATTGACACCCAATCCTATATTATACCCCATATCTGGGACTGCCAACAGATCAATATCCCCACCAAAAAGTCCTGTAAACCCTAGTGTCTCGAAGGAAACATACGTGTCCTTTCTACCAGCGAGGCTATTATTTCCTTTAAAATTTATTTCTACTTCGTCCTTCATATAATCTTGTAGCCATCCCCCGACGCGGACGGGGTACGCGCCCTGTTGCTTGTACAGGGCGGACACTTGTTCAAAGGCGGCTTGCTCATCGTCAAACGCCGAGGCCCAAGTGTTACCTAAATCCACATAAAAATCCACATAACTACGATCATTAAAAACTTTCCTTTTGTGAGCGGTATATGGTTTTCCCATTGTGTCGGAGAGAATCATATTTATCATCCCCCAATCTTTATCGCTTGCAAACAACCCTCCATTACCCAACATATCTTTCGAAAAGTCTACTTTTAATTGCTCTAAAGCTCCGCCTAATGCTGCCTTGGCGGACGCTGCGGCCTCTTCGGGCTCTAAGGGTATTAATCCATCCTGACAATCTGGGTCAGGGTTAGTGGAGACGATGGGAGGCATATTGTCCATGATAAACGCGGTTGGACCTCCTTGAACTACTGCACCCAAATCATCCAAATCGTCTAAAAATTGCCCTCTGATACTCTCATACATAGCATCGCATTGTTCTTTGGTTGCTCTTCCCTCAAGTAATTCACAACGTAAGTTTTTAAAATCTTCCAATTGTTTAGGGGTTGCACATAAAGTTGGGTTAGCAGGAGTTGTATCGTTTAGAGGAACACTATCCAAATAATCTTCGATTTCGGCCTTAAAGTCGGCCGGAAGTAATTTTCCAACATTGACAAAAAATCTTTCGATGTCATCTGTTCCACCGAGACCATCGCGAAATTCAGGATACTCCCACTCAATAAGAGTATCAGTGATATTCAACAATGCTTGGGAAGGCACTCCTGTAAACCCTTCTAGTAGTTCGCGTTGAGTTACAGAAGAGGCAATATCTTCAGCAAAGTTAATCACAGCCTCTCGGTCGCCAAATGCGGCGCCGCCGGCGCCTAAAGTACCAAAAAGATCTTCAATGGTGGCTTCAACTTGTGCATCGTCTGCCTCCTCTCCACAAATCGCCTTCCTAATTGCAGCCGCAAAGGTTGTGCTAGAGTCCACTAACGCAGCCGCCATAGCGCCTGCAACTTCTAGAGCCTTACATATCGCGTCTCCCAACAACTCACATAGTTTTACCAAAAGCTTCATCAAAATTGAAACAATTAACTGTTGAATTGCACACTTTAAAGCTAGCCACAACCATCGCCAAATATCTTTAAATTTGGGAAGCCATCCGAAAGGGTTTTCTATACGAGGAAGGGTGATATCCGTCATATTTCGACAAAAAGGTAGCTCAAGATCTTTTAGGAAATCCATTATGCTGGGGTTAAAGATGGGTGGGCGCGGACAGTCGAGTAAAGCTATGATTCCTGCTATAAGCTGAGCGCCAGGGAATTTATTAAGTATATCTACCAGTTCCAACAGCATCCCATCAAACATCTCCAGCAGAGCCTTAAAATAAGCCTGCATTACAATATTGGAGTCTAACTGGTTAGCTGATGCTCCCATGTCAAATTGTTGTGCGAGTGTACGACGCTGAGCGGTGGATGTATCTTGTGTTTGCTGAGGTGTCATCCCATCAACCGGCCCTTCTACTTGATTTTTGCGTTCCTTATCAATTAGCTCTTGGTTTTCCCAGGGCTTCTCTATGACATAGTTGCCGGCGGTCGAATCTCCCACAATCGCATTTTGTGAGTCGGATTTAAAAAGTTGTCCTTCGGAAAGCTTTTGCTTCACTAGAGCATCTAATGCAGCTTGCTTTTCAGGATCAAGGCCAATAAAA